CTTATGGATTATATCGATCATATGGTCTATGAAGCGGATTGGAGAGGTATTAAGACAGAGAAAAATGTTTCAAACCTTAGAACCCTCAAGTCTAACTTTAGCCATAACTGGAAAGATAATGAACCTGTTTGGATGAAGCCAGAACATTTAAAACGTGTTATTACTACACATCAATCTAATCTATATCGTAAAGATCCTATTATTTATGCTCATTACGCTACCGCCAAAGATAGCGAATTCAATAAGCCTTGCTGCGACAAATGCTTGTATTATTGGGCTACGCATATAGATAAATCTAACTTGTAGTGCCCATGTTGGGCATGGGGTTGTTTGGGATATCTATTTTGCGCCGAACTTTAAACCCTACTTGCTTTTGTCTTCTCGCTATGGTACTATTAAGATATGAATAAAATATACAGATCTTTTATTAACGGAGCGCCCTTTATACTGGCCATGGCTCTTGGGCTATCTTTTATGGACAATCATATTAACTACTGGAAGAGTGCTTTTATTGCCCTTGCCCTTTTAAACAGCATCAAGTATCTATTAGATTATGAATATCGCAATGAATAAAGAAATGCGTATTGCAGATCGCTATTGGGTACATATTGGATATTCGTGGAAAGGATTTGGTTTGGGCTTTAGAGTTGATCGATACAGCCTAAATATAGACTTTCTATGGTTCTGGTTTAGCATTGAGCGCTAGAATCGTTATCTGCCCTAACTGTAAACGTGAGATTGAGGTTAGGTCAGCGTTTGCACACCACACACTCACTAATCATATTAAGAAAGATCATAAGTGATTAATTTAAAAATTCCAGATCCATTTGCAGTATTTGTTGCCAAGAAGTATAATAGAACCAAGGGTCTACGTTATGATTTCTTTAGCGGTGAATGGGATATGGAGTGTGCTGCTTGTTCAGAACCTCTCAATGCCCCCACAAAAAAGATTATGACGAAGATTCGCTTGTATCATACACGCAACGAGTGTTTAGGGGGATATTGATGAAGTCAAATAGAGCAAAAGCAACCTCAGCACATGCTTTTCCTAAGTCAAACAAACCTGATTTTGGCAGAGAAGCACTTAGTATACTTAAAAATCTTGAACGTGCTAGAAACTATGGTAATAAGAGAAAATATAATAAAGAGTTAGAAAAGTTAATTGTTAAACATCCAGAGTTTAAAGACTCTATACTAGCATTGAAGTGGCAATGAAAGAGGCCAAGATCATGTCCATGGACTGGCGTAGTCTAGGTTATTGGCCTATATGGAAAGATGGAAAGAAGGTGTGGGTACCAAAAGATGATAAACTATTCAATAAAACATCAGAAGACTAGTAATATTTTATTACGATGGGTCGGAAATATCTCTGGAGATATTGCAACAGGTCATATACTTAAGTGTGTCTATCTAGATGAAGATGAAAACTGGGGTTTGCGATATAAATACCACTCAGTAATGTATAGGTTTCTTAATAAACCTTATGCAAAATGGGGAACTTACTATATAGTTGATATTGATGGATGGAGAGAAGAAAATGATAGCAATTAATGGACCAATGCAGGGTAAATTCTATAATACCTCAGACATAACTAAGACAGTTATTGATCATGTAAGGACTGAGTATGCTATATTTGAACTTACCTACTACCGCACCAAAAATGGATGGGCGTTTCATTCATGGAGAAATTTATTTAGTGCAAGGATGTTTGAATGACACTTGAAGAAGAAATAACTAAACTAACTGATCTTTGGTATGAATATGTAAACAAAGATCATCATAAAGACCGTGATTGCCACTGGATCATTGAAAAAGTATGGTCATATGGAGAAGAACCATACTATATTGCATATCACCATGGATATATTATTAGTCACTGGACCAGCGCTAAGTGTGCAACCGAAGAGATGGCGCAGACACTCTTGCGTGATAAGTTAAAATGGGAACTTAGAGATGCTGCTGAAAGTTTGAGTGGAACAGAATATTGGGATAAAAACGACAAAGTAGGATTTCCCCGTTATGAATTAATGGGTTTAGATAAGGAAACTGCAGAATCTTTAATTAATAAACTTAGCAGTATATGATATAATCATATAATGATTGAAAATAGACCCAAAGATAAATGTCACTATTGTGATGGTCCAGGTGACTACACACAGTTAGTTGGAGAAGAGCCAGACTACTTCATGTCTCTTGTCTGCAAGAAGCACCTTGTTATTGACCTTGCATCCTAACTATGGTATGATTGATGTATGAAAAATACATATAAGTGTGCAGAATGTAAAACATCAATCGTTATTGACACTAAGGTTCATGAACTTCCAGAATCTATCATTTGTCCATGTGACGCAGTAATGGCTTTGGCTTCCTCAAAATAATGTGGTCTTGGATATTGGCCCTTATTGGGGTTACAGGAATATTTCTGGTTGGCCGTAAAACTATTTGGGGATGGCTTATATTATGTGTAAATGAGTGCTTATGGATCGCTTATGCACTAGCCACAGAACAATATGGATTTATAGCAATGGCCTTAGCATATGCAGCAGTCTATATTAAATCATTTTTACACTGGAAGCGTGATGAATAAAGAATGTCTGTGTGGAAAGGTCTTGCCTTATAAAACCGAAGAAGATATCAGGTTTTATATTTTATACCACTCAGAGTGTACCGATAACCTTGACATACTTGATTCTTCAATGGTATACTAATAATTATGAATCTTAACCTAATTGCCCTTCCTGGTCCCGCAAAAAATTTAGCAGAAGCACATATTGAACAACGAATTCAGGTGCCACACGTTCCACTTAAATTTAATTCACAAGCAGAAGATGCGACATTGCTTGCAATTATCGATGATCCAGTATCCACAATCTCTTTATTAGACACAGGGCAACCATTACAACTTCATATTTTAAATTATAACAGTACAATGTCTAGAGCATTGGAGGCTAAGTATATTTATAGAGCACATGATATTCTTGGTAATATTGATAACTTCATAATGAATTTATTTAATAATTTAAACTTAGATGAAGAAAACTATAAAAACAAAACTGGCAGAGAGTCATTACGTAATGATGTTTTAAATAAAAAAAATGTTTTTGTTGAACCATACACAATTCAAACAAACAAAGAAGATCAGGTAGCAAAACTACAAGAATATAATTTAGAAAAATCGTGGGAACTGTATAATTCTGCTCAAGAAAAAGCAATTAACATATGATTAATAGTGTAAACTTTCAGTCAGAATCTAAAAAATCTGGTGATGACTTTGAATCATTGGTATTAGAAGATCTTTATAGAAGAGGGTTTACCACTATAAAAAAGAATGTTTATATGGCAAACACTGGCTGTGAAGTAGACTTTGTTGCACAAGGCGAAGTATTTGAGTATATTGAGTGCAAAGGTGGTAAAGAGGGAGAAAAGAAAAGGCCAGGGGCCAAGCGCACTGACAATGTGAAGAAAGCAATTGCAAATGGTTCAATAATGAAAAAGGTTTATGAATCTATGTACTATGTTGTTTACTTTTCAGACACTCCAGAAACAGGTTCATATTCTGATGAAATGATTAATATTGCTCTTAAATATAAAATTATTGATGAAGTAAGATATCTTAAGCCATACGATATTCTGGATCAGTAGTAAACCAAATTGGTATAGCGTATCTAAAGTCACTTGCAGCATTTACTCCATGAATAGAGCGCTTATCAGCAGACTCAAAGAATATAAAGTCTCCCGCTTCTGGTTTATAAGAAAAGTTTAGTCTAGAAAAAACAATCTCTCCACCATTTTGGGGTGTATTTAAATATAAAACACCGCTATACATGTATTGCTTTTGAAAGCCAGAGTCAGTATCCATGTGTCTAATTATGTTTGCGCCAGGCTGTTGTCTAGATAGCCAAACAGTAGAAAGATATAGTTCCTCTTCTATATTGTATAAAATTTTAACAATTTTTCCAGCCCTCAAAGAATAGTCTTTGATTAAATTGCCTATTTCGTCATCTGGTAGCGGATCAGTATGACCATTCATATAATCTATACCATATCTAATTAATTTTCTTCTTGCATGATCATTTTTACCCTCGACAGTCTCATCAATAAAATTAATGATTTTTGGGCAGTCACTAAGATCTAAAAAATTTTTTAAAACATATGGAAAATGGTATGGTTTTTCAAATTCAGTCATTTGACAATTATATCATGTGCTGCTATAATTTATATATGATCAAGTTTTTTATACAAACAACTAAAAATTTACTAAAGCAGTCTGTTTGTAGGCATAAAGAAACATATGGGGCATCTTGTCCATTTACAATGAGAACCTATATCAACTGTATTTCTTGCCAAAAAAGAATAAGATCAGTTTCAAACACATAGGGTCTAGCACCAGTAGCCAAGTTGGTCAAGGCCCCGAACTCATAATTCGGTTATCGTAGGTTCAAGTCCTACCTGGTGTACGATATAATTAAATAGAGTATTGCGGATGTTGCATATTGGTAGTGCCTCTGCCTTCCAAGCAGAAGGGGTGAGTTCGATTCTCATCATCCGCTCTCGGAGTATAGATCTGAACAATCTATACAAAGATAGTTATACCGAAACTTACCGTGTTCCAGCCGTTTGATGAAAGCGTTCAGGCTCATGGATCAGATGATGAAGCGAGAACTAGGTATAACAGCCAACGGATGGTTTAGATTAAGAATCAAAGTCGTGGTTGGCATTTAGGGTCTAAGTGTTACGGAAGCACTACCGTCTCCAAAGCGGTAAGCCTAGGTTCGACTCCTAGAGACTCTGCATAAGCGTAAGGAACTATCCCTGTAACGTGAAAGCGTCGATCATATAGCCTTTATAGAATGGTGCACCATCTCTATACCTAAGCCTAACTAGGACGCAAATAAAGTTAGGTCCTGGCTCCATCGTCTATCGGTTAGGACTCCAGATTTTCAATCTGGCAAGACGGGTTCGATTCCCGTTGGGGCTACTTTACCTCCATAACTCAGCGGAAGAGTAACTGCCTTCTAAGCAGTAAGCCGTAGGTTCGAATCCTACTGGGGGTGCTTAGACAAGTAAATATCAGCCATCATTCTTTCTTCTAAAGCAAAACCAATAACATACCAATCTGAATTATTATACAAAAACTCATTTGTGGCTTGTATGACACCATACTGCTCATATTCTACATCATATACATAATCATTTATAGCAAGAATTCCACTATCTTTTAGCAGGCTGCTTGCATTTAAGATGTCTTGAGATACATCTTTATAGTGATGAGATGCATCAACATATATCATATCAAACCTTTTCCCCGTTTTAATTAATTCTGGCAATGCTCTAACGGAATTATCCTTAATTATCTTTACGTTTTTATATTCTTTAAATTTATTTTGAATAAAATTATAATGATCATTTTCATAAAATCTTGGCTTTTGTCCTGGCCTGGCAAGAAATGGGTCCGACTGATCATATTGATCAATAAGTGTTAAAGTTTTGGGTGAAATTGTTTTTATCATATGCTCCGAATAATCTCCAGAGCCTACACCAACCTCAATAATATCCAAGTCTCGAGGCAGTGAGGCAGCCCAATCCCACCTATTACTATAAATTTTTGCATTTATGAGTTGCCGTTGTGCAATGTTTGGATATTTATTCATATTTAAGAGTATATCATAATCTGGTATAATCTTGTTATGGCAGATAGATATGAAAATGTTAAAAAGTTGTTTCCAGACTCAAAATATAAAAATGGTAGATACCCATATTTTTTTCAGGACCACGATCAGTACCTGGTTGAGGATAAGTTTACTCAAAAATATGGCACTGGCATAGACAATATACGTGTTATTGAAAACTTTTTTAGTAAGTCTGAATGCACAGAAGCAATTGACCTTATTCAGAGTTTTGAGGTAAATACTGAACGAGATCATTGCTATCCATTGCATATGGCAAATAACTATTATTCAAACCCAAATCAACAGAAATATGAAGAATATCACAGAGAATTGGGCCCAAGAATGATTGCTGCTGCAGAAGACAAGTGGAACGAAAAGTTGACAAAACATGCAGAGTGTATGCTTATGGTACATCCAATAGGCTCATATCTTGATCCACACACAGATATATTGGATATTCATTATGAGAATAATGATCCGTCAAGGGATGAGGGCATGTCCTACGAAGACCAACTCAAAACATTTCCAAATCTTTGGAGTGGTCATCTGTCTATTTTGATTTATCTTAATGATGATTATGGACGTGGTGAATTGTATTTTCCAAATCATGACTATTGGATTAAGCCGAAGACAGGAGACATTGTTACTTTTCCTGGAAGTCTTCATTACAGTCACGGGGTTACAGCAATCGAAGGAAGTATTCTTAGGTATACCGCCTCACAGTGGGCACTATTTGATTTTATGAAAAAAGATCAATGACTGTTTTAAACAAAATTAATCTAATCATGAGGGTAACTAAATAGGGCAAAAAAAATAAGGGCATACAAAGTTGAATAAAATAATTTTAAACTCTGCACCAAGAACAGGTCTGGCTTGGTTTAATTTTTTCCTTGCTGAAGCAAGTGGTAATACAAAAGATTTGTATAATCCAAGTTTATTAAAAGATGAATTTATTATTAGGTCTCATAGCCCAGTCATGCTTCTTGCTAACTTTAAAGATATCAAACAATGCTTTGTTTTAAGAAACCCAATTGACTTAATATCATCCATTATTACAAAAACAATGGGTGGATACGGAACAAATGTTAATGGTGGTATAAATATGCCACACGAAAATAATAGTTCAAACTTATCTCTTTTGATTGACGCTCAATTTGAACAATATGCCGCTTATTCTAAATGCTTGTTACAAAATATTGAAAATATATTACCATTTACATTTGAACAAATAACCACTAACATTAGTTTAGTTTCTCAAAAGGTTGTTGATGTGGAGATCAACAACAATCAGATTGAGACATTAAAAAAGAAAGCAATGACAAAAATTATTATGCATGATAAGGGGAACCCAGGGTATAATAATTTTCTACCTGTAGACAAAAAGCCAGATATATATTATAAAATTAATAGTCTTGTTTCTAATCGATCAGATTTAGGTGAGATGATAGAGATTTACAATAAAACACACAAAGTAATAAATGAGTTCCAGGCCGATTGGTGATATAATGATATGTGCCCAAAAGGGTTTAAGGTAAAGGAACCAAAATGAAAAATGGCGATATTGTATCTGCAATAGATGAAGATATAATTGGAGAAGTTATTGGTATTTCTGATGGATCAGTTAGTATCAAGTTACAAAATGGTACAACAATATTAAAAAGTGAAGAAAATTTAAAGCGTAGAAAACGATGTGTATGTGGCATGTCGAAAAAATTTCCTGCATGCGATGGAAGCCATTCAGGTCATTAAATGCCAAGAGTTCCCAAAGCGCCTTTAAATCCAGGCGAGTCAAAGAAGTTTGGTTTAGAAGAAATTGAAAGTGCATATAACATAAGACCTGCACAATTAAAAAATGCAAAAATTTTTGCTACACGAGAAGACTATGCCAAAAGTTTACAAAAGGGAATTAGTTATTTAGAGATTGGTGTTGCTTGGGGATATTCAGCAAAGATGTTCATTGATGCAAGTAATGCAAGTGAAGCAGATTTATTAGATGGCTACGATCAAGATCTAAAATGTTGGTCGTGGAGGAAGTTTGGTTCTTGTCAATGCGAGGGAATGAAGCACGAGTTGTTATATATACCAGAAACGCACGAAGAATACATTAAAGAAAAGTTTGCCTACCATGGAAATGTGAACACCATTAAAGGAAAAGCACAGGTTGTTCTTAAGTCAGTAAACAAGACATATGACTTTATTTATATTGATATTACAAATGATAGAGATGTTACCAGAAATGTTTTGGCTGAAGCATCTAAAAAAATTAACGATGGTGGAATTATTGGTTTAAATGACTATCTTATTTATGATGGAGTAATTGAAGATCAACCTTATGGAACCTACCAGACGGTAAACGAATTTTTGCATTATAATAATGATTGGGAGGTCGATGCTTTAGCCCTTCATCCACTAGGTTTTTATGATATTTATATTAAAAAAACGAATGGTGTATAATATAAATATGAACAGAATATCGGTTATTGAAAATTTTATTACACCAGAAGAAGCAGCCATACTTGTGGCAGAACAAAAAAATCCATCCGAAAACAATCCATATCCCGAATACTATAAAGATAGATATGGTGGAACAGCATTTCCATATAACAAAATAGTAATGGATATATTAAAGAAATATGGCAATAAGTCCAATGACATGCACAAAGCCTTGAATGGCTTTAAAAATGATATATATGTGTTTAAAGCATTTGGATCTAACTGGGCACCAGGAACAAAAGGTGATCTCCACATCGATGCACAAGGCCCTGAGCCATGGATTGAATTTAGTACTATTATATATTTAAATGATCCAAGCGAATATGATGGAGGAATTATTTATTTCCCAAACCAAGGTTTTGAATATAAACCAAAACAGTACTCCGCAGTATTCTTTCCAAGTGCTGGTACAGAATATATACATGGAATCACAACAGTACAAAGAGGAAATCGACACACTGCACTATATATGCATACATCTCTTCCTCAGCATGTTGACCCAGAGTTTCATCCTGGTATAAATAAATGGAGAGCAAAGGATTATCCACTTGTCAAACTTTAACGTTGAAGTATTAGATCTTGGAATTGCATATTACACAAATGTAATAAAAGATCCAGCATCTTTAATTAATGAAATTGAAGAATTAGATAAAAGATATCAGGAGGATAACACCCCTGTTAGAACATCTGTAAAACCTTGGGTTGCATGGACTTATGGCGAGGGAGCAAACAAACTCATGTTTTGTTGGCAAAAGTTTATACCACAAGTTGAGCACATTCCACTAGACGACGTGTATAGAGAAGAACAAATAAGCATATCTTCACAATTGTTTGGGGCTCTAGATAAAACTTTGCATCACTACACAACAGAGTTATATCCATTTGCTGAAAAAAATATTAAGTCTAGAGAACATACAATGCACCTATTGAAATATGATGAAAGTGGTCACCTTCCAGCACATCAAGATCAGGGAATTAGTAGCAGAGTTTTGTCAGTATTGCTCTATCTAAACGACGACTATGAGGGTGGGGAGATTGAGTTTAGACACTCCAATCTTAAGTTTAAACCAAAAGCAGGTAGCGTACTATTTTTTCCATCTAATTTTCTTTATGTTCATGAGGTATATCCAGTAACAAAAGGTCCTAGATATGCCCTTCCAAATTGGTATCATAATATACCTTTAGAACTTAAAAGAGATTCTACAGGACAAGAATGATAATTCTTGGAATTAATGAGACATCTCATGATGCCTCCGTTTCTTTAATTAAAGACGGAGAAATATTATTTGCTGGCCATGCCGAAAGATATAGCAAACAAAAAAATGACTGGTATGTGAATGATAGTTTAATTAAAAATGCTTTGTCTTATGGCTTTCCAGATCGCATAGCCTACTATGAAAAACCCCTTCTAAAGGCCTCCAGACTACTTTTAAAGGGTGGTCAGGGAGACTGGAACCCAAAGTATATAGTCGATAATATGTTTGGTAAAAGAGTTCCTACAACCTTTTTTAAGCACCACTATTCACATGCAGCAGCGGGGTACTATACTAGTCCTTTTAATGATGCTGTTATTGTAGTATTGGATGCAATTGGTGAATATAATACTTCGACGGTTTGGGTAGGCGAAGGTAATAAAATTAAGTTAAAATATAAGCAAAATTATCCTATTAGTTTTGGTTTATTCTATTCTGCATTTACACAATTAATAGGTCTAATGCCGAATCAGGAAGAATATATCATGATGGGGATGGCAGCATATGGCGATCCAGATAAATATTTAAAAAAGATTGTGGAATATTTTCCATCATATTCAAAACAAAAATATAATTTTCATCAGGGTATTAATGACTGGGGTATGCCAATAACAGAACAGGATAAATTTGATATAGCAGCCGCTGTCCAGGTAGTTTATCAAAGCCGATTAATGGAATTTGTTGGTATGGCTAAAGAATTAACCAATAAAAAGAATTTAGTATTTATGGGTGGCTGTGCACTAAACTCTTCAGCAAACACATCCCTATGGCTTTTGTTTGATATGATTTGGATAATGCCAAATCCTGGAGATGCAGGTAGTTCTCTTGGTGCAGCAGCAGCGCTTTATGGCAAGCATATTGAATGGAAAACTCCATACCTAGGATATGATTTAGGTGGAGAATATCCCGTGCAACAAATTGTAGATGCTATATTAAAAAATGGTGTTGCACCTGTTGCAACTGGTAGAGCAGAATATGGTCCACGAGCACTAGGAAACAGAAGCATATTAGCAGATCCACGTGATCCAAATATTAAAGATAAGGTTAATATGATTAAGAAACGTGAACTATTTAGGCCTTTTGCTCCAGTGGTAATGGAAGAGCATGCCTCAAAATGGTTTGATATGGATTTTGATAGTCCGTATATGCAATATACTGTTAAATGTTTAAAACCAAATCAAGTACCATCAGTAGTTCACGAAGATGGGACATCTAGAGTTCAAACAGTTAACAGAGAACAGCATCGAGGACTATGGATGACTTTAAATAAATTTTATTTACAGACTGGTGTTCCAATGTTGCTTAATACAAGTTTAAATATTAAAGGACAGCCGTTGTTAAATGATGAACAAGATATTGATTTGTGGGAAAAGACATATAACCAAAAGATTATACGCTAAATGAACCATTAACAGTATCTATAACAATAGTAATTAAATCTGGCTCTCGTGGTGTCTCGTTAAAATATTTTTGTAGTTCCAACATGGTTCCACGTATTACTTTTTCATTTGGCTTTGTTAGGTTATAGCAAAGTACTGCTTTCCTGTTACCTCCCAAAACCTCTACTGCTTCTGATAAAAACTCTGGTATTTCTAAATGATAAGACGGCAAACCATCCTGACTTCTTTGTAAATTTCTTAGAACAAAAACCATTGGCGCATGAACATGTCTTCTTTCCATTAAATACTTAATTCTTTCTTCTTTTGTAAAAGGTAAAAAGGACTCGAAAGAGAAGTTGTGCATACAACCTGCTACTGCTACTGCAGCAATTGCAACAGATGGTCCAGGTGTGGCTGTGATCTCAAAACCATTTTCTATAGCCTTTTTTGTAATCAATTCACCTGGATCTGCAATTCCTGGCATACCATCATCTGAAATAATATAAACATCTTCTCCAGATTCGAGCAATGCTAAAATTTTATCCATGTTTTCGAGTTCGTATGATCTTCCTGGTTCACCACCATTAGAGTCCATCTCTATAGAAATTATATTTACATCTGGCCTTTTCATTCCAAGTGCTGGCCATATGTTCTCAAATGCTTCTTCTCTTTCAATTACAATATTTTTAGCATTTTTGATATATCTATATGCTCTAACTGACATATCCTCCCAATTACCCACTGGAAGTCCCACTAAATAAAGTTTACCCTTTTTCATTGAAAGATTTCTTTTCTTTTAATTAGTTCATCCCTAAATGATTCAAACCAAAGTTGTTGTTGAATTTTTCCAGGGTGGCCATCTCTAAAGTTAATGTCATCTTTTTCAAATTTTCCATCTGGTCTTAATCTTTTAACTGTATTTGAGTCATGTACGTATGGAGTAAAGTATGTAGAGTTAAAAAAGTTACTATTTTTTATATTTTCCATCTCTTCTTTATCCCAAGTAGTCCATATAAACTTAGTGCCAACTGACTCACAGTATGCAATAAAAATAGACATGGCAGCGACCCAATTTGGAAACACTTCCCTGTGCTTTGTTTCATATTCTTCTCTTGAAAAATCTTTTCCTATATTCTTTTGATTATATTGCCAGGAATATCCCCAATGCTTTTTTTCATCTTTCCATTCATAAAAACGCATTATATCTGGATGCAAAACTAGATAATAATCTGGTGCACCATACTTTTCTACATATACTTTAAAATTTAAAAATATTTGATGCCAACCATAACCACCTTTTGCTATACTAAAATAGCCACTAACTTTTTTGTATTTAGATATTTCTCTATAAAGCATGTGAGACCAATTGTCATGTATATTGGAACCAACGCCTTCCGTATTAGAGCATCCACCAAACAAAACATGTAATCCATCATGGTTACTCTGAAAATGATCTGACCTAAACAAATCATTATTAAAGGAATATTCTACTTCCCAATCCTCATTACCATCCTTAATCCTTTCTGGAGGAATGTGGTTTAGAATGTGGTACCCGTTAATATTTTTATAGGTGTATTTTTTATTTTTTGCATCGTCATTTTTTATAATATTGTATATAAAGTTGGCGCTATTATCTGGGTTTTGAATCCACATAGTATTAAAGGTATTTGGATTAATATTATAAAAAGTATGTGAATGAAGTTCAAACATTGCAGATAGTACTATCTTTCTGCTTTTGGTTTTAGTTGTGCTTTATGATTTACAAAATAAGGCTCTATTTTAGCCTTTATTGTGCCATCTTTGCGTATCTTAACAATCCACCCACCTTTGATCTGTGTATCATTAAATGATTGTGCTTTTTTCTTTGGCATTATTGTCCCGTTCTGTATGTTTGCTGTGTTGACTTGGTATAATCTTTTCCAAAATCAGCGAATAATGCTTTATTTTTTTCGCTTTCAACAATTCTACGTGACCAAGAGAACCCTGCATCACCGCCCCATGCTAACCACATGATATATCCATTAGAAGGGTTTGCTGTATTGCCCCAGTCCTTACCCTTCTTGTCTACCTCGTGTCGTGAGAAGTATGAATACATTCTCTTAACAGTGCTTAATGATAGTGACTCACCTCTTGCAAGTTGACCAGCACGAGTCCACCCAACAGATGTTCCTGCACCATTAGCCTTGCCCTGTTCTTTAAACTTAATTGCACGTCGTGCAGCAGATCGTGCTCCTGCTGGTGGCGAATACCCGTCTGCCTTAATAACTAAATCTGTTTCGTATTCAACAGTATCGTCATCTTCCCACAAATCATTTGCTTTTGCTGCTGGAACACAATTAGGAACTTTCTTTCCATTCTTGCCTGGCTTCATTCCACGCTGAACATATCCATCCCAACACGGGGCTTGCTTGTTTAAATCTGGACAACAATCACTCTTCATTCCCTCAGACTGACAAACAGGACAGTTTTCACAATTTACATTTAATGCTTTGCATGTTTCACAGTCACACCCCTGATATGTTTCTGTTGGCATAATTGGATTTTCTGCTTTACCTACGTATGAATCATATGCTGCCATTGCCATCTCCTCTTTTGTTGCCTCTTGTGGCAATGGATCAATTGCAACCATTAATGACATCATACATCCTGTATAAAGATTAGTTGCTTCCCATAAACCATTTTCTTCTTGTTCAAATAACTGAATTAATACCGCTGGATTTTCTTGTGTTGCTTCAAGTGAGTACTCTCCTCCTGGTACACCAAGCATTCCATCACGCATAACATGAACAACTTGCCCAATGTGAACTTCACCATCTGAACCATGTGCTGTCATAGCGAAGTCGCCTTCTTTTAAGTCTGACATTGATTTTCCTATGTTTCCTTCGCTACGATTAATTGCATATATTTGTGCTGCTGCTTCCGCTCTTGTCTTGTGGCATCCCATGATCTCTCCACCCTCTTTTACAGCGGGGTATCCAGAACAACCGTAACTTCCTTTAGCACCTACACGATATGGCATACCTATTATTATACCACCCCTGTAAGATTAGAATGATATAATGGATAAATGATAAAAAAAATTATTACCTGGTATAGGATCAGAAAAGCAGTAAAAGAGATAAACAAACCAAGAAAATATGTATATTAGCGCTTCCCCTCATGGATTCGAACCACGATGACCACCTCCAAAGGGTGGCGTATTGCCGTTATACGAAGGGGAACTAAAAAGATCAATCTCTAACTGTGCACCAAATAATGTTATCTTGTAGTTCTTGGTGTTTGTCCCAAAAATCCAAATCGTTTGAATCATCTAGGCATTTCATACAGGTTTTAACATTTACCTCTTTATAGTCAAAGTAATCAGATCTCATCAGTCTTGATCTACTTTATATGTCATGGCAACATAGCATGCAATATACCCCATTATAAAAGCAGGTATTAAAAACAGTGAATGTATCATAATTCTCCTTTGTTATATAGTAATTATACAGTAAAGGGGCTAGGCAGTCAACCTATTGTGTGTTCTGATTCTATGACAGTTGGCACATACTACTTCACACTTCTCTATTTCTTTTGCTATTGCTTTCCAAGAAAAACCATCATGAATCATTCTAGATACATTATATTTTTTATCTCTAAGGTGGTCAAAATCTAAAACAATGTGGTTGTTAATTCCACAATCAACACAGCCAGAATCCTCTTTTATCTTAGCAAGTTTTCTTTTATACTCTTGCTTATTCCTGTGCTCTAACTCTTTGTTAGTCATTAGTAACATTATACCGCTAAATATTAAGAGCCCCACGCAGGCGATTCAAGCACTATGGCCCAGGTCGTATAGAATAGGTAACTAATCCATCCCAAGGTCCTGCGTGAGGCATACCAGGTATTTTATGTCGCTGTCTCCCCCGACACTTATATTGTACTACTGAATTTCAATAGTTTTTGGTTTCTTTTCTTCAGGAATGATACGATCAATTTGAATCTTTAACATACCATCCTTTAGATCAGCGCTTGTAATTTCCATATATTCACCAAGAGCAAAAGATCTTGAAAACTTTCGTCCAGCAATTCCATTATGAATTATTTCTGGATACTTTTTTCTTCCATCAGTTTGATCTTTTAACTCACCCTCAATAAGCAAGGTACGATCATCTAAAGTAACCTTTAAATCATCTTTAGCAAATCCAGCAACAGCAATAGAAACTAGATATGAATCTTCATCTAGTTTCACAATGTTGTATGGAGGATATGATTGTGAGTTTGTTCTATATGCACGATTTAGGCGGTTCAACTCCTTGTTGAAGCCAATAAAAAATGGATCATTAAAAAGATCCATAGCGAGTGTACTTACCATTTTATTCCCCTTTCAAGCGAATAAGTTAATTTACCCCCCTAATGGGCAGGCAATATAATTATAGCATAAGTTGAGCGTATGTCCAATTACCATCACTTGGAGAGGGCTTATAAGTTTCCATGTCATAGTCTGGGAATAGTTTAGCAGCCTGATTTGCTATATCTTGACAAAAAATAGTTTTCCATAAGTCTGGATCACCCAAAAATACAATGCCGTCATTATATTTTTTCCTACTTTTTTCAATATCTTTTAAAACAACTTTGGCACCCACATAATCCTCTAGCCTTGATAGTTCATTAGCATTTCCTAAAACTATCTTATCAAAACTAAAAGTTTCTCCATGCTTTCCCCACTCTTTTGTTATTTTACGATACCTTAAAAATTGCTTGCTGTTTAAATATTCTAAAAAATTTTCAGAGTTTGGAGCCATCCCAATTAATTTATTAGTATCAAAGGAGTCTGCTTCTGGCCAATCTGGTCTGAAGCCACGATTGTACATAAATAAAATAGACAAGGCTTGTCCAAGAGGATGCCTTTCTGTTGTAATTATTTTATGATTCTTTGCAAAATCAAATAGTTCTGGGTATTCGTTATGAACATGTATACCAATAACAGGATTTTGTCTTCCTTGGATTACTGGATGTGTCCAAAAGTCTTCGGAATACTTTGTAAATCTTGCACTATAAGATTTTGTAGCAAAAGCAATTGAGTCAACAAGTAGATGCGTTCCACATCTAGGTGGCGTTGATATAAAAAAACCAGGCATTTAACCAGTATACCAGAAAACACCTATGGTATAATTATTGAGAGCAAAGGATGTGTCATGGATCAGCAAAGACTAGAAAATGCCAAAAAAGGCGTTACGGTAGATCAAAAAGGTAATGAGTTTAAATTTACATCTCCAATTCCTGGAGTTCATATTTATGATGATATCTGGCCAGACTCAGATTCATTTTTTGAAAAACTACTTACCCCTGAGTTTTGGGAAACAAATCTAGATATTCCTGGGGCAAGAAAATGGGTCCGTGAAGATTTTTTTGATGATGTTGAGTATACAAAAGACAATGGGAAAAAGTCTGATACGTGTTGGGTATACTCATATCCAGAAGCAAACGATGCTTTTAGAGATGTTGTAAACTCATATATCTATCACTGGAATTTAGACCCAAGAAGTAGAGAAAGTTTAAGAATTTCTAGATTTTCTAATGGCGAGTTTTTTGGTGCTCATGCGGATGATACTTTTGCAACACCAAGAACCGTTTCTTTAGTCTATTATCCAAATGATGATTACGAAGGTGGAGAATTAGAGTTTATTCATTTTGGTGTAACGATTAAACCAAAGGCAAAGCAACTATTCATTTTCCCATCTGGGTACTCTTATGAACATCGCATTACAGAAATTACTGCTGGGAATCCTAGATGGACTATAGTTTCATTTTTAGAGTTTGGTGATGATGCTGAGACAACTAGAAGAAGAAAAGACTTAGATTTTCCTTATAAGCCAATTTTTAAAGAACTATTTTAAAATAAAAAATAGGCTAAGAGTTTTATTCTCCTAGCCTATTTCTTTTTATATTACTTCTTCTTTGGCGCTGCCTTCTTACGTGCAGGTGCCTTCTTTACTGTTGCCTTCTTTACTGCAGCATCAACCTCTGCAACATCTGGCAAACGACCAAATGCTGTATCATTTGGATTAACTGCTCTCAATGCTACTGGAGCAAGTGCAGCCAATAGTGAGTATGCAAGTGTCTTAGGATCAGTAACCCCAGACATATATAGCGCAAGCCCTGCACCAAGAACTGATCGTCCATATGATGCTAGTAGTGCCTTGATTTGTTCGTTCATTTTTCCTCCTAGGATATAGTTCGTGTTAGTACTGTAAAGCCAATCCATAGGCCAATAATTCCTGCGACTCCCGCAAAAACTGGTGGTGCTGGTACTGGCAATTTGAATGCAGCAAACACGATACCGCATCCAAAACCTGTTAGTGTTGATAGTATTATATCTTTCATTGATTTTCCTCTTCTGGTAATAGCATCTTTAATTCTTCATAGCATTCTACAATTTTTTTCATAGAATAATAATTTGGCTGCATACCCATGACATCACCATACTCTTTAAAGTATTTAATTTCTGGTTCAATATCTTTAATAAATTTATTAAGTCCTATTTGAACTTCTTCAATATATTGAAATGCCCAATCCCTAGACTGTGTAATAAAATTAAGAAAACCCTCTGTTTTTTCTACTTGAGAATTATCTTTTGAGTTTAATGATTGTTTTAATATTTCATTTGTCTGTACCAGATCAACAATTTGTAATTTTAATTTAATGTTTTGGCTACGAGTTTTTATAGCAACAATACCAACAAAAACAAAAACACAGACAAAAAGAGTAAAGGATACAAAGCCTGCAATATTAGACATCTTTTCCTCCTTCACGAACAAGCATTACAATAGCACCGTTATCTTCTAATGCCTTTTTAGCACGAATCATATACTCTACTGCACGAACTTTGTCCTCCCCGTTGAGTCTCATAAATTCAACCTCTGGAGCACGTAAAGTAATAAAATGTGTTTCATCAATTACATCTAGTGTAAATCCTTTAGGGCAAAAATGTGCTACAGACCTAAATGCTCTCATCATTGCATCTGTGTACATTTTGTACTCCTATTTAATCTGACATAGTTAGACTGCTCCATGTATTCCACCAATCCTCTTTCTTTCTATGCTTGTTGAATTCTCTTGAGATAACTCCACCTTCAAGATAAACACCACCCCATACTCCCCACTCTTTACCAGTAATTCCAACAGCGAAACAATTTTTGCTTATTGGACATGTTGAACAAAGTTTGTCTATTGCTGGCCTTAGAAGTTCATCTTCTTCATATTTATCAAAGAATAGGTTTGTGTCATAGTCTAAGCACAGGGCATTATCTTTCCACTCATGCTTCTTCATGTACTAACTCACAAACTTTTGTGGTATATCCCAGCCATTTCTATCTGGCACAAAGCGTTGCTGCAAATGCCACTTAGAGTTTACCAAAACACCATTTTTCGATGTTCTGCCTTTGTCTGATTGAAAACGGTTTACGACTGTCCATCCATCCCAGTAAAGATTTTTATTTGATGAAACAATTTTTTCCATTTGTTCTAGTTCTTTAATGATCATTTTATTCCATTTCTAGTATCTAAAAATACCAATTTCGGTATTGTTGTTTTCTGCTACTTGCACCAAATGAGAAACCGTTTCTCCTGGTTGACTTAAAAAAGCAAAATAGTTAATGTCTGAAATATTCTCTTCAATCCAACTTGGAGGAACCTTAAAAGACTTAATTTTTTTACCACGAGACTTCATCCCTCTTTCAGAAAGGTTCACAAACTCTGAAACCATTGAATTAATTTTTACTGGTCCAGCGGTATATATATAAAAGTACTCATCATTATTTGACATACTAGACATTGCAACAGCCATAGCACGTAAAAATACATTATAATCAGTGAACCTACTAGTTCCCTGAACACCTACAATCATTCCTTTTTCCCATCCCTCAGTTGATCTATTATGAACAACATCTTATCCAATTGTACCTTATCCATATTCATTGTGTCAACTACAGAAGTTGTTTCTTTGTCAATACCATCGCTTCCCATCTGTGCTGTGTAAAAAATATTATCTTTAATCCAGTATGCCTCATTTTCAACAATGATCACTCTTAAATTAGTTTTATCAAAATGTTTTCTGGCTTGCGTATTTTTTGTTTTTTTTGCCAAACCATTTTGATTGATAAAAGGACTAACAATATGATGTATGTGGCTTTGACTATATCTATATATCTTACTTTGTTGAATTATTTGTTGCTCTTTGTAAGAAAACTTGGCAAAAATATAAATAGCCAATAAGGTAATTAATGATCCTAAAAAATATTTAGTCATGGTTTAATTATATCAAGGCTTTGACAGCATGATACGAATTACCTCTTTTAGGGTAGAACGTTTAGCATTATCTAATTTATCTACGTGTGTTGCGCTAAATGCCTTTGGTGTTAATGTCACTGTTGGATTTTGCTCCATCGGATCAAGATCAACAAAACCATCTTCCCATAATCCCATTAATTCCTCGTGAAACATAGCCTGCTGAGTTTCATAAAGTTCTGGAGATATCTCTTTAAGTTTATCTGTAAACCTATAAAGGGCTTCACCAGTTTCCATATCAATAGCAGCAACCTCTAGTGCGCCATTAAGGATTAAAGCATCTATAAAATCATCTTCACTCAAGGTTAATTCTCCATTGCATAATCCTAGGACCCTGATCAATCATCTGATACATGTTCTGTTTAAAAGTTTGTTCCAGATCCATATACATTGCTGGTGAAACCTCTCTTAGTTTATCCGTAATAGTATAAAGAGTTTCTCCAGAATCTATATCAAAACCAGAAACCTCCAGTGCCCCTTGTAAAACTAAATGTTCAAGCAGTGCTTGAGTTTTTAATGTCATTACTCTCCAATAAAATCTAAGAAGTCTTGTCGAGTTTTAGCACCATTCATTCTTTTTGTTTCAATATTATTCTCAATAAGAATATAAGTTGGTACTGTTTTAATTTGAAACTTTTTTACAAGTTCAACTTCAGAGTCTGCATCAACAAATACAAAGTCAATTACTCCGTCTCGTTTTAGTTCTTCTGCAATTGGTCTAGTTCTTTGACATGGATTACACCAATCTGCTGTAAAATAAAGTACGTGACTCATTTCCCAGACTTCTTTCTAGCCTTTGCTAGTACATCAAAATCTTTGACCTTGGTATCGCCTAGGTATCCCCATGCATAACCGTCATTGATCATCATGTCGTTTAGGGATACTGTATTTCCGTCTGTATATACCCAGCCCAAAATACGACCATACTTCTCAGACGAGTCCATTTTTTCAGTCTTAATTACAACAGACTTGGCATCCTTTAGGGACTTCTTTAGGTACTCCTTGGCTTCTAGACCAAGTGCTTTCTCAGCAAGATCCTTTGTACGAGATTCAGGGGTATCAATACCAGCCAGTCTTACACGAGATGCAAATAAGATGTCAAACCCTAAATCAATTAGTACGTCAATGGTATCTCCATCTACTACGTTCTCTACTTTTCTTACATAATACTCATACATTATTTTCTCCCCCATTGTATATAGTTCCAACCACGCTCATGTGCGTAGTATATAAATACTTTAACTACCGTTTCCCAAAATGCAATTGCACCTGAGAGCGTAGCATCTCCTGTTAAAACATAGGCGACAACAAATGAGGAAAGTGTTCCCCAAATACGATAACTTAATGCTTTAGCAAATGATCTAGCCTTTGTTACTGTCATCTTTTATTTCCCTAACATATAGTCGTGTTTCTACATCTGCAAGTTTATTATCAAAAATAAAATCAAATGCCCAATTCTTTACGCTTTTGAGTAGCCGAAATAGCATGAATCGCTTCCCCCAAATCTACTTGCTCAATCTTATATCCAACATCACGACCATATACAATGTTAGTAATATTAGGCATCTTAACCACAAATGCATCTGGAACATCATTAAGTATGTGCTGCTTAACTTCATGGAAGTGTAGAGGATCCTTTGGTGTCATGCCTGAAGTATGTCTAACACCAATAACGACTTGATAGGCTCTCTTCTTTGCCTCTTCATAAAGAGCACGATGTCCTTCATGCCAAGGTTGGTAGCGACCAAGGAGAAGTACTGTATCTTCCTTCCAATCAATTAGACCAAACTTACGAACAACCGTAATTGCTCTTGTTGGAAGCGAATCTAGATAATCATCTCCAGTTACTTCAATGCGATGATCGTAGTACTGTGGATCTTCCCAAAGTTTATTTGTATCATCAAAGCGACCTTCTTTAATAGTATCTACCCAAACAACTAAATCTGCTTCACCAAAGGCTCTACGTGTTTCTTCTGTTGGACATACAAAATCAACAATGACTGGGCGCTCCTGTTTGCGTTCCATAAGTCTTGCTAGTTCTCCCATGCGACGGGCTTGCTCAATACGATCTTCTGTAGTAAAACCTAAATCCTTATTGACACCATTACGTACTTCATCTGCATTAAGATGTAGGCCATTAACCCTATCACTTACTGCTCCAGCAATGCTAGTTTTTCCTGCCCCTGGCAGTCCAATAAAAAGAATAATCATTGTTTTCCCTATCCCCTAGTAACTATCTTATAATCAACCATTTTTTTATTATACTCTTCAAATATAATATTTGCAGCCTCAGAAATATTTGAACCATCTTTAATTATTAAATCATAGTCTTCTTCTGCTGGTTCTTCCCAATAATCTAGTCTTTGCATTTCGTCCTTGCTATGGTCATCAATATTTTGAACAACACGTTCTACATACCCTGGAATTGTATGAAATTGATCATGAGGTATTGTATCAATATAAACAGAAAAATCTGGAACTTGTCTACCACCCTCAATACGATATTGCTCACGTGATTCTGCCGTAGCAAAAAACCCGCTGGTGACAATATGACCACGGTTATTTCTATCGTAGGCTTTTGCAACAACCCTAAGCCATCTTGCCTGCTGTGGCTGTGTATGGCCCATTGGAAGATCTCTGCTGTCTAAGTACCAAGCGTCAATCTTCTTGGCAAACTCTCTTCCAATTTTTTCTCTGGTTTCAGAGTCCATCCCCATTAATTGTATAATCATTTTATTTCTCCCTTTGGCATAATATCAACTAGTAAATGCACCCTGTCTATATTGCTATTGTTTTTAACAGAGTGAAGCCTAGTATTATTAATTTCCCAGCAATCACCTTCGGCCATATTAATACTTTCTAGTCCAACTCCAAACATTGTATCATTGCTTGTAATGATAGGAACATGATGCCTTCTTGAATAAATTAAATAGTCTCCATCATCAAAGTGGCTTGGGATGTTCTGTTTTGATTTTAGTTTTATTAACAAAACATTTCCCCTTATGCCATTATGAATATCTTCTAAAGTTTTTACTATTGGCTCTACTAACTGAACCAAAACATCATCTTGAGATTTTTGTTCATAAGCAAACTCACTACCTTTACTCCAAGTAAGATCTGACTTATATATAAAATAAGACTCTGTATCTTTGTGGTTTGCATATTGCAACTGTCTAGAAATATCAATAAACCATTCATCTACAAAGTTTGCAATGTGGGACTTAATAGCATCAATATTAAAAGAACCATGTCTTTTAAAATTAAAATCTTCTTCTAATTTGCTCATAATTATTCGCCCAATCGTACAAACTCTTTAGAATATTCAAAACGATCAAAATCTGACTTATATATGTATGATACTAAATCTATTGCTTCGCTTGTATAGTCTTGATTATATAATTCTACCATATATTTGCCTATGTTGTCAACTGCTAATTCTAATCTAAGATCATTTTCTAATTCTTTTAGATTTTCAAATTTATATATTCTATCAGTATCTAAAGTTCCATACTCATTAATAAGATATAAGTATTGCGGTAAGTGCAACAACGGCGTGATCTTAGAAATATTATTACGTTGTATATTTTTTAAATATTCAATAAAGGATAAATTTGTTTTATTAGTTTTATTAAATTGATGAAAACAACTATAGGTTCTAGTGTATGGATTTCTAACAACAGAAAAAGAAAAAACTGATTCATTTTGTGCTATCTGCTTTTTTAAAAGAAATAAAGGAATATGACCCCTAGGATAATCATTAGACTTTCTATCCCAAGGGTCTAATCCCTTTTCTTTAATTGCATTTAATACTGACGTACCAGCAGTTTTTGGTATGTGTACAAACAGAATTTTGTCATATTCTTTTTCATGAATATGCATCAACTATTCCTTAGATATTTTTTCTCGCTCATCAACAATATTAATCATAAAAGACATCATCTTTTTGTATCCATCTGGGTTATCCATAATCTTATTATAATGATGACCGCAAAACATTAAATCACCATTAAGACCAGTTACTTGAACTAGGGCTTGAGCAGAACAAGAGTCACATCTATCTGTTGCCTTTAGAACCCACTCTTTTTCTTTTTCAGATGTCTCAATCATTGTATTCATAGTATACTACTTCTTTCTATTGTCTGTTGAATAAAATCCAGATCCATTTAGAATGAACCCTGCATTTAAGTATACACGAACCAATGGTTTATTGCAAGCATCACACAGATACCCTGGATCATCTTCAGACATAGATCTCACTTTTGTATATCTTTTTGCACAAGACATACAGTCATAATCATATGATGGCATTATTTCTTCTTTGCTTTTACTGTCCAAATGGGAGCATTTAAATTATCTCCGCCCCATTCATATCCAAGTACTTTTACAACAAACTTAATAATCTTAATACGCATTATCTAACTCCTTTACCAAACTTTGCCCAGATTCGCTCATGAATAAAATATCCAAGTGCTTCCCAGCCTATGTATAGAAGAGCACCGAGACTAGCGTATTCCCATTCGCCAGTAAACAAATAGATAACTCCTGCTACACCAATTAAATGAAAAGTTTCCCAACTGAAAGTTTTTAATAGCGTACGCTTTGTAGATTCCATTTACTTTACTCCCTTTAGTCGACGAAATGTTTCTTCATCAACAATGCCTGTTGGCTTGATTTTTTCTTTAATTTGGAAAGCCTTAACAGCCTTTTCAGTTCCTGGACCAAACTCACCATCAGCATTGATCTTAAGTAGAGCCTGAACATTCTTAACAGCCTGACCCTTGGCACCCTTTTTAATTGGCTTAAATAGTTTGACTGCTGGCACTTCAACACCCTGTGATTTTGCAACTTCTGCAAGTGCCACCTTCTTTTCTTCAAGTGTTTTAACTTCTTGTACTGGAGCATCTGGATAATCAACTGCTCCGTACCCTGCAATAAATACTGGAAGCCCCTTCTTATTTGGACCATATGCACGAAGTTTCTTTGCACATTCACCACCATTTGATTGGGAGCCCTTCTTACCATCTGCAGATGTATTTCCTTCAATACACCAAGCGGTTCCATCACCATTGTCCTTTAATACCCAACCAACGTGATCAATGTCTCTTCCACCTGGGAAATCAAAATAAACTACCCATCCTGGCTGTGGTTTATTGTTTTTAACTGGAACCCACTTACCAGCCTTCTTAAATGCTGCTACACCTGCTGGTGTATAAACTGTGTTTGGAACCTTTATGCCAGCCTGATTTGCTGACCAGTTAACAAATGATCCACACCATGGTAAAAAGTTTGCCTTTGTGTATGCACCATACTTTGTTTCATTATCTTTTGGACCTTCTACGGTTCCAACTTCTTTCTGAATAATTTCTAGAAGAAGTTCTCTTGTTCCTTTTGCTGCCATTGGTGGCCTCCTATAATCTATATAAGTATATTATATCACTTTGCTGGACTGGCAGGTCTCGATCCTGCGACATCTCGATTAACAGTCGAGTGTTCTACCAACTGAACTACAGTCCATAGGATCTCTTAGTTAGAGACCACTGTTACCATATCTGATGATGATACCAATGCCTTTGAGTTTGCTGCAACCGCAGCAGTAGCAACAGAAGTTGAAAACCCTATTGATACATTTGGAATAAGGTTTTTAATTGTTGATGTATTATCTGGTGCCGATAGCGTTGCCAAGACATCTACGTTTCCACCACGATATGATTTACCATAAATATACGATCCAACAGAAACTACTTCGGAAACACATGCTGGAAAATCAATTGTTTTTGAGACCGTGTTTCCTGCTGCTGCATAAACCTGAATACCCTTTTGATTTAATGCAATAACAGAAGACTTGACCCTGTCAAATCCAGATTGTGGCGTATAAGGTGCAACTGCTGCTGGAAAACATTGTCCAGCCAATTTCCCTGTAGCATTTATATATCTTGAAAATGATACTCCAGAAACATTTGACGAATTATTATTTACAAAATCAAGTGCTGAAATTAGTCCAATTAGATTGACATCAGATGCGACTCCCCTTTTGCTTATTGGTGCTCCCTGTACTAATACAAGTGTTGCAGACGGATTCTGTTGACGAGCAACCAAAGCCATTTGTGTGCCGTGATCGATGTTTGAACTTGTCTTATTAACACACTTATCGGATGCAATACAAACAAACTCAACACTTCCACTAATTTGTGATAGATTGAATGCACTATCAATGATTACAATACGCTCACCGACTGCTGCTTGTGATTGAACTGGTGCTACAACTGAAAATAATACTGCTACTAGTGCTAGGATCTTCTTCATTTTATTCCTTTTCATTTTTTACGATATCATCAATCTGATGACATGACAACATGGGTCGCCTCCTGCTTCCCATTCTTCTACTTCTTCTTCTCCCATATATTCGTATCCGCCGTCGTGAGTATTGCAATAGGGTGGTGTTACCCATCCTCTATCGATACCGTTTGAAAGCCAGATACCAAACTCTTGTTCTTCTGGTGATAAATTTTTTTCGTTTGTATGATTCATATATTCAGTATACACTTAGATACTGACAATGTCAACTGGCCCCATACATGATGGACTAAATTTAATTGCTGCTGATACTGCCTGTTGCACTCTATTTCTTGCATTTTTTTGTTTATCTGTAGCATATAAAACACCATATGCATATTCTGCACCTGACCCCATTGCAAGATATGGAAGTGTATATTTAGATAAAGACATATCTGCAGAACTATGTTCATATATTTCACCACGAACTGCAATGATCAAACCAAGATCTCCATCTTTAGATGTGTCTACCCAGAACTCATTATAGAAATCACGAAGTTCTTTTACAAATTTTGTCTGCATAAACTTATCTGTATCTTTAATATTTGGTGCAGTTGGTTTAAAATTGTAACGAATTCTTTCTCCGTCCATTGCTCCCGCATAACCAATTAAGTATGGACCAATCTTCCAAACTTTAGGTGCATCAAGTGCTAGAATGGTACCGTCATCTGACGCACCACGATCTCCAGCCATGTAGATTTTATCTTCATGTTTTACTACAGCAATACAAGTCATGGCAAAAGCCCCCTCTAGATAGATATACTAAAGTATACCATTACCCAGAGAGGGCTGTCAAACATAGTTAGATATGCTTAATTATGCTGTCTTTGATTTTTTTCTGCGTGATTCTACTGCTGCATCTTGTACAGTTACTGCATTTTTATCTGTAGTAGAAAATGCTGCATTAATCTCATCTCTTGTAAGTTTTCCATCATCCATAAATGCACGAGCCAACTTTTCAACTACAACTGCCACAGCACTGAGCCCTGCAACTGTCATGGCCTTTGCGACTGAGATTCCTGCAATTGCTCCTGCGCCGATAACGGCTAATGCATTTGCTGCAAAGACCGCAACAATACGCATAAGGATATTCCAAATATTTGTTATGCTATTCATATTTAGTCCTCCTCTCTATTTCTAATTGGATAACTTAATATCCAAGTTAGACATGTAATTATAATTCCATAACCAACAACTGTTTTAGCACTACCATCTAAAACCACCCAAGCGATAAACATGCCTAGGAGTGTCCATTGTTGATCAAGTAGGTCTTTTAATAGTTTTACCATCTTTCATTCCTCCTCGAACCACCTGAGTTTGTTCCACCACTTGGTCCAGATGAACCACCACCTGTTGGTGCTGATCCACCAGTTGCTGCACCTACAGCATTAAGTGCTGCACCTGCTGCCACTACTGTTGCTACAACCATTTCAGTTGCCTCTTCTCTTTCTGCTGGAGTCATATCTGCTCCAATACTTCCAAGTGCAGCAAGCGCTGCTCCAGGATCTGTAAATAACTCTTCAACTAATGCTGCTGGGTTAGAAACAAGTTCAACCTGTGCAGCGACTTCTGCTGTAATAATTAATGCGTTGCCATTTTCATCTGTTCTAACTTCTACTGGAGTTGCTGGTGGTAAATCTGCATATGATACCCCAGATGCTTTTATTTCTGCTGCTGATATAGATTCTCCTGGTTGTAAGTTTGCTACTAGATTTTCTACTACTGCTTCTTTTTGTGCTTCAGTTAATTTACCTTCTTCGGCAGCCTTCTTTAAGGCTTCTTCTTCTGCCTTGGCTTTTGCTGCTTCCTCTGCTTTCTTTGCTTCTAATGCTTTTGCTTCCTCTTCCGCTTTTGATTTTGCTTCAGCATCTGCTTTAGCCTTAGCCTCTTCTTCTGCTAATCTTTCTGCTTCGGCCTTAGCCTCTGCTTCTTCTTTAACCTTAGCCTCTGCTTCTGCTGCTAGACGATCAGCCTCTGCTTTAGCCTCAGCATCTGCCTTAGCCTTAGCCTCTTCTTCTGCTTTCTTTGCAGCCTCTTCAGCGGCAATGCGCTCTGCTTCTAATCTTTTTGCTTCTTCTTCAGCAGCAATTCTGTCTGCCTCTGCTTTTGCTGCAGCCTCTTCTGCTGCTTTGGCTTCAGCCTCTGCTTTAATTCTTGCTTGTTCTGCAGCAATCCTTGCTTGCTCTGCTTCGTATGCTTGCTGTGCAGCAACTCTTGCAGCCTCTGCTGCTAGTGCTGCTTGTCTAGCGATCTCCGCTTGTCTTGCTTCTTCTGCTATCCTTGCTCTTTCAGCCTCTTCTGCAGCAAGTGTTGAAACAACTAATGTCTGTGCTGCTGTTACATTATTATTCATAGTTGTTACTGCTACTGCAACTGCAATGACTGCTGCTTCTAAATTATTTTCCGCTACTTCAAGATTTTCTTCTGCTTCAACTAAATCCTCTTCAGCGGTTGCAAGGTCTGCCTCAAGAACATCCAGGGTTGCTTGTGCAACTTCAAGATTTGTTTGTGCCGTCTGAAGTGTTTGAATTTGTTCTGGTGTTGCAGATGTTGTAGAGAATTCAGATGCAGGAATAATTGACCATGAACCATCCCCATTGTACCTATATAGTTGAACACCTGCTCCGCCACCATTTTCATAAAACCAAAATTCAAAATCTTTTCCTACTCCAGCAGTGGTTGGAATAGCAGCAGTAGATCCACCACCACCCTTGTCATACCAATCATTAATTACTAACTGACCATCAAGATACAGGCGTGTTCCATCATCTGCATTTGCATAAATCCATTGTGTTCCAGTATATTGTGGAGTCCAAATTCCTTCCCACTTAACCTGAAAATCTTCAGGGTATGTATTAGCAGGACCTCCGCCACCCCATTGTTCATTAATACCATTTGTATCTGTTGTAACTAAAGTAACTGTTCCCGTTCCTTGAGGTGGTGCATTATTATATCCAATATCCTGATAAACTGTCATTGTTAAACCTGGGCTTGTATTAGCCTCAACAACCGCTGTTGCAGACTCTACGACTATAGTTTTATCTTCCACGACTGCTGTTTGAGATTCTACTGCTATTTCTGCAATTGTAACGTTTTCTTCAGCCTCAGCAACTAAAACAGTGGAAGAATCGACTTGAGCCATAGCCACAGTAGCACTATCTACTACTGCTTGGGCTTGATCAATAGAGGTCTGAGCCTGTGCGATAGTGGCTGTAACTGTCTCTGTAGACCCTGTAATGGCTTCTGCTTGGGTTTCTATTGCTGCCGTTGTACTTTCAGCCTGAGTAATTGCAGCCTGTGCTGACTCAATAATGGCTACTGGCGTTAAACTTGTTACTGTAGATGTGTCTGAAGGGGCTACTTGTACTGTACTAACTTCATCAGCATGAGCGGTATCCTGTGGGAATATTAGTAGCCACAGTGCTAAGAGTGCTGTTATAAAAACTGATCTTAGTATTAATTTTTTTATTCTCCTCACCCCTTAGATTAGACTAATGTCTAATAAGGTTATTATATCAGTTTATTATAAAAAGAAAGGGAGCCAGTTTCCTGACTCCCCAACCTTTAAGTATTAATTACTTAAGTGTGGCAACCTTAGACTTTGGATTAGCCTTGTTCCACTTTGCAGCAAGAGCATTAAATGCCTTCTTTACCGCAGCAAGTGCTGCAGCATTGTCGGCATTAGCCTTAGCAAGTGCAGCATTTGCAGTTGCAAGATCTGCAACAGCCTTAGCAGTTTCTGCCTTAGACTTTGCTAGTTCTGCATCAGCAAGTGCCTTTGCATCAGCGAGGGCCTTTGCTCCTGCAGCCTTTTCAGCAGCAAGTTGTGCAACCGCTGTAGCAAGTTCAGCATTCTTTGCAGTTAGTTCTGCAGCAAGATCACGAACTGTAGCAGTCTTAACAATAACACCAAGTGGTGCTGCAAGACCTGTAACTGCAGATGCAACTGTTGCTGTAGCAACAAGCGTAACTGATCCAGATGCTGGAAGTGCTACATCCTGTGTCTTTGATCCAAGAGTTGCTGTTACTGTATCAGTTGTTAGTGAGTATGTTGTTGAAGCAGATGGTGTAATATACTGAAGGCTGATTGATGCTCCGCCCTTAGCATTTCCAAATACGTCATATCCACGAACTGTTGCTGTGTATGTTGTACCAGCAGCACCTGATGTTGCTCCTTCAAGGGCAATTGTATTAAGTGCGCCAGCAGTACCAGCAAAATAGTAGGTTGTTACATTTCCACCAATTGTAACTGCAACAGAACCTGCTGCTGTAGTTGTTGTGAAAACATAAAAATCAGCAGTGGTACCTGTGCCAGTGCTGACTGATGCTGATGATGAACCAGCAGATGCTGTAACTGGTGCTGCTGATGTAGCAAGAGCAGTTACGATCTTTCCGTTAGTTGCGACTGCAGAAACAACTGTACCTGTATCAAGTCCAGTTAGTGCAATCTTAAGAGCATCCGCAGAATCTACAGAGTTATCTGCAGGAACTGGAAGTGCAATTGCAGTTGCTGCTGTTGTACCAGCAGTTGCAGGTGATGATCCACCAACTGTTAGAGTTGTGGTGGCAGCACTTGCAGGTGTTGCAACAAGTGTACCCAAAGTGATGGCTGCAACCATACCAAGGGCGATCTTCTTAAATGAATTCATTAAGTATTTCCTTTTCTTTATAGTAGATTAAATCTATCCAAATAGTCTTTGACCTCTTTTGGCATAGGTTTATATTGTATCACGTTGTCTTCATAGGTGTCAACTTTTGGTCTATCCCTGAAAGTATGTACCTCAATTTCTTGATTAAGGTCCTTTGGGGTATGTGATATTGCCCCAAAGATAGCCCCACACACAGCGTCAGCCAAGTCTTTTGACTTTTTTCGTGGGTGATCAACTCTATCATTTTTCATAATTTTTAATTCTGTTAACTCTTCGAACAGAAGTTCGATTGCTGGCATAGCCAGTCTTTCTTCGTATACTAGCATTGCCATATCCTCATAGTGCTTCTTAGCAACAGAAACAGTATCAGTTCTCATTCCAACCTGCTTGAGTTCATTCTGGATATCAAAGGATTGCCAGCGGTCAAACGAAACAAGTCCTATATTAAAACCAAGTCTACGAAGATTTTGTATCCATTGTTTTACCTCAGAAAGATTTACTGGTCCTTCTACTTTTGGTTCCCACCATGCTACAGCATCTACTACAACAATTGGAGCCACCTGTTCATAGTTATTAATTACCTGTATGTTTACCCACTTATCTACGTGAGCAATTGCAACAGCACATTTGTCATGCTTTTGTGCAAGGTCTGCGTGTACATAATAAATTTTATCTGGATCTGGCTTAAATGATTCATCAAATCTTCTAAAATTATCTATTGGATTTCTTAAAGTCATACATGATCGAACTTTGTCTACTTGCTTAAAGAATGCATCGGAGGCATAAGTTGGAACACAAGCAAAACGCTGCATTGCATCACCAAGATCAGTTAAAAAAGCAATTTTAAAATCATCAATTTTTCTTGTTGGATTCACATCCCATGTAGGACGTTTTAATGCAAACACTCCTGGATACTTATATGATTTAATATGATCTTCTGTCCATTCAATTGTTAGTTGATTATCTTTATCTTCTTCTGGTAGAAGTGGGTTAATAATAAAAGTATGTGTTTTGTCGATAGTATCTTTTTCGATAACTACATCATCATACCGCTGAGAAATAAAGTCACCCTGAAAACGAGGGAATGAAAGTAAAACAACTTTACCTAAATCAGGAAATCGAGAATCTACAGAAGCACGGAAGGCCTTATAGATATTATCAGCAGTTTTTCCTTGATCATTTCCTGTTCCAATTTCTGTAGCAAAACCAGAAATTTCATCAAGCACTGCAAGTAAAAGGTTTAAACCCTCGTGTGATTCACGCTCTGAGTGACCAGAATAAACTGTAATCCCCTTATCAAACTCAATGGAGTCCGCTTTTGGATTATACTTACCAGCAAACCATGGAGATTTTTCAATTTTTGTTTTGAAGCCTTTAAAGAAAACATTCTTTGCTTGTTGGGCGTTAATAGCAACATTGATTAGGTCTATAGCATCTCCAGATGGTTTACCAAAATATCTTGCAGGGTCTTTTAAACATAACAACTTATAGACAATATAGGCACATGCCACTGTGGATGTAAAGTCCTTACCACTACCCTTGCCAAGTTGAAGAATGATTTCATTTTTTGTATACTTATTAAAATATTTTGCACCATCTTCTGTTCCAAAGATTTCTTGCAGTTCTTCTTTTCTATATATCTGACTCATTGCCTCAATAATGTCATATTGTATTTCAGATAGTTTTGGTTGTCCAAGAAAATCTTCGCCTTCAACAAAGGTTCGTGCATCCACAGGCATTTCTTCAAATGGGTTATCCTTGAGTGCTTCTAAAAAATCATCATACGCCATGAACTATTGTAACCGTCTCATCTTCTTTTGCAATTGAAGATAGTCTTCTCATAATTTCATCACGTACTTCTGGATACTGAGAAGCAATATCTTTTAAAATAACCATTAAAACTTCTTGTCTTTTTTCAATCTGCATCATCTCTTCTGCTAACTCTTTATTTTCAAGTAAGCCAGCCTTTTGCAACATGTCAATTCTTTTAGACTCAATGTCCATAACTAGTTTAATTGCTTGTGTTTTTGCACCTAAGTTATTTGTCATAGATGCTTCATCTATAACTTCATAAGATTTTGCAATAAGTTTGCTGTAGTGTGTATCTGCTGCTGCGAGTGCCTCTTTTGCACGAGCACGAATAGCATCATTAGCAGAAGCCATAACCTTCCACTCATTGATTAATGCTACAACTCTTTGTCTTGGAATAGATAACTGCTTAGAGATTACTGTTGGATCATTACCCTTAAGGTATTCCTCAACTACTAGGTTTACTTGATCTAGATGCTTGACTAGTTCTTCTTCAGTTGACATATTTTCCTTCTAAACGATTGATTTCATCTTTAATATAGAAGATTGCCTTTTCAAGATCTTGAATAGTTTTCTCTTCATCTTTAAGTCCTGCTCTCCATAAATACTTGAATGCATTACCTATGTTAAAGTTTCTGTGACGAGTGATCTGAATACACTCTACACCAGAAGGATCGGAGGTGTAATGTAAAGGATGGTTTACTTGGTCTACTGTAATCTGTAAATTATTACTCATCGTCTAAATCCCAATCAAAAACGTTTGGCATATTCTTCATCATTAACATAAATGCAGTAGTGATAAGTGTGCCTAGCACTGTAACTAATAACACAACCCTTTTAACGTTCTTCATCTTTTTGACTTCCTTAGTCCAAATTTAGCAAGGTATACATATACAGTTTCCACTGTGCATCCACACTCCTTTGCAATCTCCTCTGGAGTCTTCTTATCCATAAGATAGCGCTTACGCATAAAAGCCTCTGATGTATATAGTTTAGCAGCCATAACCTTATTTGTCAACTCCTATTGCTTTACCCCAGTTAGACAGTGCCCAATGCCCAATACCACAAGCATCTGCCACATCATTATCATTAATTTTTCTATCATAAATAGTATTAATATATCTAATGGTTCGTTCTTTTCTTAGATTTCTTTCATAGGTTTTGTACCAAGAAACAGATTTTCCTGGATTCTGAGATCTAATAAATAACTGCTCATCTTTAGATATTTTTTTATTACCTATATAGTTTTGCCATGTAATAGGAGATACTTTTCCTATTACCTTAGTACCCGCTTGGCCTGCTGCGCCTAGAATTGCACCCTGAATCAAAGCAAGGTCTGCAGCAGTTTTAGGGCTATTCATAAAGACTGTATGCTCAATAACAATGGCCTCAAACCCACCATAGTAATCTAAAAATGCTTTAACCTTTTTCCCTGCATCTATGACCTTTTCGTAGATATCTTTGCCATCAAACTTTATCTTGCCAACAGTTCCAAGAGTCTGCCCAAATTTACCTTCGTCTGTTGTAAATAATGCAAATGCAAGGCTGGTCGTACTAGCATCTATAGCACATATGGTTTTAGGTGGAAGTTCTAACCCCCATTTATTTTTTACCATTTGTAAACCCCTTAATTTGCTTAAGTGCTTTTAAAACATCTTTTGGATTAACATTGCAATCATAACAAAGAACTTCATCATTATATATTGATAAATCCTTGTTGCAGTTTTTGCATTTACGAACTTTTCCTAATCTTTTTTGTCTTCTGGTTACAACATACCTGGCTGCAATTTTTTCTTTAGTTGCTGC